ACGAGGACGGTGGGATTTCCCGGACTTGCGCCGTGTGGCCTATGAGGAGTACAAGTACTGGGAGCCTGAGAGCGTTCTTATCGAAGCGAAAGCGAGTGGTATGCCTTTGACCCACGAGCTCCGAAACATGGGCATCCCGGTTATGAATTATAGCCCGAGTAAGGGGCATGATAAGATCTCCCGTGTAAATTCTGTTTCCCCTATGTTTGAGTCTGGTATGGTGTGGGCACCGGACACGACTTTTGCAGAAGAGGTTATAGAGGAGTGCGCGGCGTTCCCTGGTGGGGAGCATGATGATTACGTTGATACGGTAACTCAGGCCTTGAGACGTTTCCGTGAGGGAGGTTTTATTGCTCATCCGGAGGATTACCAGGATGAAAACGATAATTACCGTCCCCAGGTTGCTTATTACTAGGAGCTTTTGAATGGCTGCTCGCGATACGATGATGGACCAGGGATTAGTCCCGGCCCCGGAAGGTTTGCCTGAGGGCTCGTTGGATTTGGAAGAGTTGTTTCTGGGTTCTTCTGAGGGAATGGAAGAAGAGGACATTACCGACGTTGAGATCACGCAAGATGAGGATGGTGGTGCGACGTTGGTTTTTGGAGAAGAGGAACTTGAGCGGCCTGAGGGCGAGTTTGGAGAAAACCTTGCCGAGGTGCTCCCTAAGGATGAGCTTTCTAAAATCAGTAGTGATTTGCGGGGCCATTATGATGATGACCGAGTTTCGCGCGCTGATTGGGAAAAGCAGTATACGGATGGTTTGGCCCTTCTAGGGCTGACTTATGAAAACAGAACGGAGCCGTTCCAGGGTGCTACTGGTGTTGTGCACCCAATGTTGAACGAGGCTGTGACGCAATTCCAGGCGGGTGCTTATAAGGAGCTTTTGCCGAGCAGCGGGCCGGTCCGTACGACGATTATTGGTTCGCCTACCCCTGAGCTTGAGATCGCTAGTCAGCGCGTTCAGGACTACATGAATTATCAAATCATGTACCAGATGCGCGAGTATGAGCCTGAGTTTGACCAGATGTTATATTATCTGGGGTTGAGCGGCAGTGCGTTCAAGAAGGTTTATTTTGATGAGCAGTTGGGCCGTGAAGTAAGCAAATTTGTTCCTTCTGACGATCTTATCGTGAATTATGCGGCTACGGACTTGCGTACTGCGGAGAGAATCACGCATGTGATCCGTATGTCCCAGAATTCGGTTCGTAAGCTACAGGTTTCTGGTTTTTATGCCGATGTGAACATCATGGGCAATAGTGATGAGTTCCGCAACGATATCCAGGATACTTACGATAAAATCGAGGGTCGCGAGGATATTGGTGAAAACGATGAACTGACCCTTATAGAGTGCCATTGTTATTTGGATCTTGAGTCTTATCCAGATATGGATGAGGAGGGTGAGGAAACGGGCATTAAATTGCCGTATCTTGTGACTATTTGCATGGATACGGACCAAATATTGTCCGTTCGCCGTAATTATGTGGAAAACGACCCCCGTAAGGACCCGGTGGAGTATTTTGTCCAGTATAAGTTCACGCCGGGGCTTGGTTTTTACGGATTTGGTTTGATTCACCTGTTGGGGAACAATTCCCGAAGTGCGACGAGCACTTTGCGCCAGTTGATAGATGCGGGCACTTTAAGCAACCTTCCGGCTGGATTTAAGGCTAGAGGGCTGCGTATTGCAGATGATGCGAACCCCATTCAGCCTGGGGAGTTTAGAGACGTAGATGTTCCTGGAAATGATTTGCGCGGGAGTTTGCTACCGCTGCCGTACAAGGAACCGAGTGCTACGTTGTTCCAGCTGCTTGGGTTTGTGGTTGGCAGTGCTGAGAAGTTTGTGGGTACGACGGAGCTTGGTGTTGGCGATGCTAACCAGGAGATGCCGGTAGGTACGACCATTGCGCTTATGGAACGCGGTGCGAAGGTCATGTCGGCGGTGCATAAGAGGCTCCATGCGAGTTTGAAGATTGAATTGGGGCTTTTGGCGGGATTATTTGCTGAGGGGGCTGGTAATTACCCTTACGATGTGTCCCCGGCTACGCCTGAAATCAAGAAGGCTGATTTCGATGGCCGTGTAGATGTTTTGCCGGTTAGCGATCCGAACATCTTTAGTATGTCGCAGCGAGTGAGTTTGGCGCAGGAGCAGTTCAAGCTCGCTACTGGTGCACCCCAGATGCACAATATGTACGAGGCTTACCGCCGTATGTATGAGGCATTGGGAATTGCGAACATTGATCAGTTGCTTACTCCTCCGGTGGATGCGCAGCCTATTGGCCCTTTGTTGGAAAACAGCAATGTTTTGAGTATTGCTGACGGAGTGCCTCCGCCACAGGCGTTTATGCAGCAGGATCATAGGTCGCATATTTCGACGCATATTGCGTTTATGCAGACGCCGATTATGCAGACTCAGCCCATTTTGGTGGCAGCTTTGCAGAAGCATATTTTCGAGCATTTGACGATGTTGGCCCAGCAGATGGCGGAACAGCAAGTTGGACAGCAGGGTGTTCAGGTTCCCCCGGAGATGATGGCTAATGTGGTTGCGCAGCAAGAGGCGCAGTTGATGCAAGAGTTTGCGCAGATGTTGCAGCCCCCACAGGCAGAAGACCCGATTATAGCGTTGAAACAGCAGGATCTTGCTTTGCGTGAGCAGGAATTGTTGACACGCACCCAATCGGAAGAGGATAAGCTGGAGGCCGCGATACAGAAGGCCCAGAACGATGATACGATAGACAGGGAGCGTATTCAGTCGCAGCAGGATATTGCGAAGCAACGTGCTGATGTGGCCTTGTACCGTACGGATCTTGCAGCCGATCAGAAAGAGCGGGGGCTGTAGTGGCTGAGCCCACTCCCATTCAGAAATACATTGCTCTTTTTCAGGGTAAGGCGGCTAGAGATCCTGGAAAAAAATACGGTGAAATTTTCCCAACCTCTCTTATTCAGGCAGAAAAATTATCTGGGCCAGAAATCGAAGGCCCACTTCCTCTTCCTAAGGCTGATATCGCTGGTGGGCCTTATTTAGATCTTTTAATAGATGCGTTAAACCTAGGAAAGGCTGCTGGAGGAGAATTTGATCGGAACGATCCTCAGTCTGCGAAAACGATAACTGACGCAGCATTAGGAATCTTTGGGGGCTCTCAACTTTTGAGAAAAGGGCCTGTCGATCCAAACACGCTGGGAATGTACCTTGGTCCAGTTGGCGCAAAAAAGATATTAGGAAAATCGGGCGTAAAACGAGCTGCTCGTGAATTGGAAGATGCGCGGGAGGAAGGGGGCATCTTGAGGCTGAATCAAGGCCCTAACCAGTATGCGAGTGTCGTTGTTCATAAGGCTTCCCCTGAACTTCAACAATATGCGAAAAGAAATGTGAATGAGGAGCTTCGAGATACTGAAGCACAGCGGAACGCTCGTTTACTCGACAATTTGAGCGGACCAGAAACTGATACTGCAGATCTTCAAACGCTGGCTCAACAAAAAAAGATTTCAGAGCAACTGCCCGCCAGCAAGATTGTGGCTGAATTAAGCGATGAATCAGCACTTTTTTCTAAAAAAGCGACGCGAAGTATTGATGAGTTCCTAGAAAGGGCTGATCCAGCTGGTGATGTTGCTCTTATGAAAAAAGCGGGACATACGGTTTCTCTCTCGCCCGAGGAGGAAGCAAGTAGGGTGACTACTTTGGGGAAGATGATGGGTCACCCTCAGTTGTTCGAAACCTATCCAGAACTCATAAACTTAAAGGTTCTTTTTGTAGATCTTCCGCCAAACGTTTTAGGTGCGTACAATCCATCAACCAAAGCTATCGAACTTGATCCGTACCGAATACGTCAGGCTCGTGATTCATTGGGTCCAGAATCTAAGAACCTGTATTCAACAGAGACGAATGATGATGTGATGGGTGTGGTGCTTCATGAGGTGCAACACGCTGTTCAAAACCTTGACCCTATTTCTCCAAATCTGATGTCGCGTGCCGGAGATTTGACGGGCGGGTCTAACCCGGAAGCGTTCAAATCAGCGAAACAGCGTGTTCCGAAATATGTGCTAGAAAACGAAGATTTTGTCGACCGCTTTTTCGGCGATAACCTATATGATCCCCAGGAAAACTACCTGAGGTCTTCAGGAGAGTTTTTTGCACGAAGCACTGAAGACCGTAGACTCCAGTCTTTGTTGGAAAGATTACAGAACTCTGACCCAAAAAAGATGTTAGAAGATGTTGGTGCTACACGGATAGCAACAGAGAGACGTGAAACTCCTATTGGTCAGGTGACTACACGCATATGGCAAGCCGAACAAAAAGGGTTGATATCTCCTGGAATGGAGCCAGAAAAACTTGACTCCATACTAAAAAATATTTTAGACGATGTTGGCGAGCAGTTCAGAGGTGAAAAAGTAGAAAAGTTTAGGAAGGGTGGTGAAGTGCCTATACCCAGGACAGTAGACGATCATTTTCTATCTTACATCAACCCGCAAGAGGCTTCTGCTTTGAGGGATATGGGTGGTGGAATCACTGCCTCTGGTGGCCAGCGGATGATGAACGGGATTCCTAGCTTTAGGCCCAGTGATAATGCGGCGGAGGCGAATGCAACGACGAATGATGAAACAGATGATCCGCATGGTGTCGGCCAACCTACTTCGGCGTCTCCCTTTGGAGGAGTACCGGGGGTAGACCAAGCCACTAGCGAACATGATGCTAGGGCAAGGGCCAATATGAGAGAGCGGGAAAGAAAGGCCGCTCCGCGTTCATTAGCAGAGACACTAGACCATGTGAGTTTTATGGCGCAGGTAGAGAGGGAACAAAGGGAGCTGGATCGGGCGCGGGAAAAAGCTGAACGGGAAAGAGCTAGACAGGCGCGGGCAAATCCTTTTCAGGGTGTTTCCTACAGTATTGGGCTTTTGCCAGGTATTTCTATTCCCGTTTCGAACCCTTTCTCTGGCCTTTCTTCAGTGGCCTCCGACCCTTCCGAGGAATCGAGTCAAGCTGAATCGAACCTTCAAAAAGGTGGTGAGGTTAAGGTCCCCGAAAAGGTGAGTGGCCATTTCCTTGCCTACATCAATCCGCAAGAGGCGGCGATGTTGCGAGGTGCCGGTGGTGGAATCACCGCTTTGGGCGGACAAAAGATGAAGAATGGGATTCCCATTTTTGATCCGAATGACCCTGA